ATTTATGTAATTATATGTATTTTTGCATTAAATATATTTATGGAAAACAATAAACATAACTTCCCTTACAAATGGACTTTGAAGGATGCAGTATTTACAAAAGACAAAGGCAAAGTATTTAGTTGCTTTGCTTGTGGTGGTGGTTCAACTATGGGTTATAAATTAGCTGGATTTGATGTATTAGGATGCAATGAAATTGACCCGAAAATGATTGAAGCGTACAAAGCAAACCACAACCCAAAATATGCTTATTTAGAGCCTATACAGTCATTTAAACTCCGTGAAGATTTGCCTCAAGAATTGTACGAACTTGATATTTTAGATGGTTCCCCACCTTGCAGTAGTTTTTCAATGGCAGGAAGTCGTGAAAAAGGGTGGGGAACTGAAAAGAAGTTCCGTGAAGGGCAGGCAAAACAAGTTCTTGACACTTTGTTTTTTGATTTTATTGATTTGGCTAAAAAACTACAACCTAAAGTAGTGATTGCTGAAAATGTAAAAGGGTTGCTTTTAGGTGAAGCGAAAGAATATGTAAGGCAAATTTACAAAGATTTTGAGGCGGCCGGGTATTACGTTCAACATTGGCTTTTAGATGCTTCAAAAATGGGAGTACCGCAAAAAAGGGAACGTGTTTTTTTTATTGCGTTGCGTAAAGATTTGGCCGCACCATTTTTGGTACAAAAAGATATGTTTACAGTTGCACCTGAATTGATACTTGAGTTTAATGAGCAACCTATTTTATTTGAAGATGTATATCATAACTATACTGATAGAGAATTAATAGGATCAGTATTAAATGTTTATAATGAGGCAAAAGAAGGTGAAACAGATTTGAGGTATGCGGCCGAAAGATTAAAAGGTAAACAAGATTTTTTTGGTTACAAATTAACTTATAAAAAATCAATACCGCTAACAATACTCGGGAACGATAATGTTATTGTTTTTGGAGAAAAAAGATATAGGAATTTTGATGAAATTTGTGAGTGTGGAAGTTATCCAAAAGATTACGACTTTAAAGGAAACAAACCTGAATATCTAATCGGAATGAGTGTTCCACCAGTAATGACTGCCCAAATAACAAAACAAGTATATGAACAATGGTTAAGTAAGATTTAAGGACATTTATAAGCCTTGCATAATTGCTTTGGAGTGTAATAAGTCTTTTTAATAACTGCAACTCCATTATTATCTGTGAATGTTTCTGTGTATGGATATGTAATTTTATACAATCCGTTATCTTTCATATTTTTATATGTACACTCATCACAATCTTTTGAGCATGAACATAAATAAACTAGCAAAGTGAATAAGAATAAAAAATGAATAACCAAAGTAATAAATAATCGTTTCATATTGTTTAATATTTTTACAAATGTAAACTATTTAATCGCAACAACAAATAGGCTTATAAATCATGCAATTATTGAAGTCACCAAAAAATGTAAACTCAAACGTGTTTACTATTAGATTTGCCCTAATATATTCCTCTGTAAAATTAGTTATAATAAATTTAGCATTGCTTATGCTCCCAGTATCTTGTAATTTAGTATCTAAAAATGCACGTAACAACCAAGCTGTATAAGAACATTGAGTAATAAATTTAAAAGTATAATTTTGATTTACTTTATTTATATCACAACTAATTTGCTCAAATTCTGCATCACTTTTAATAGCAAAAAAATAGTTGCCTTTGCCATCCTCAATTCCTACTTCATCGAGCGACTTTTCTTTGTAGTATCTTCCATCTTTTTCAAATACAACTCCGTAATTATCAAAGTCCTCAATTACTATTTTATCAATAATTTCTCCAAACATGATTCTATAATTTTATTTGCTAGTAAATTCTGCAACTTTTCTATTGATGAATTTTGTACCAATCTCAATTGCTTTTTGTTTTTCGCTTTCTTTTGGTGAAAATGTTTCTCCATATTGTTTATCTAGGTATTCAGAAACTTTAACTGTATTTTCTCCTGTTGGATATTTAACATCTGAAATTGCTATATATGTATTACCTTTATCTTGTACTTGTTTTGTGCTTCCGAATAATGTACCACTTGCATATAAATTTACTTTTGATGCTAATTTAGCTCCATACTTTTTTTCTTTTGCCTTTGCATAAGCTGGTGTATAAGTTCCTAAATTAGCACCAAAACTATTCTCACTACCTTGTTGATTATTGAATATTCTTTTTGTCATAGTTCCAAGCATTGCACCACTCACAAGAACTTGCATTTCTTGTTGGCTTTCTTGAATGAACTTTGCCATTTTATTAAGATATTCAATTACATCATCTGGTTTCATTTGATACTTATTACAATAGTATTTGCATTAGGTTTTACCACTCCTAAGCTATTTGTTTTAATTTGCTTAGGTGTGCTTACTACATTTTTATTCGTTCCACAACATCCCATATTTATTGATTTGTTTTAGCTTCTAATTCTTTTATTCTAGCTTCAGCAATAGGATTAAGTTTTACTGCTCCTGCTGGTGGTGTAAATGGTTGTCCATTGTTTGCAGGTGGATTTTGTCCGCCCCCATTTGACTTTTGATTATATGGTTCTAGTACTGCCGAAAACACTCCATCTAAATCATTTAATTGATATGTTTTATCACCTATTTGTGGTAATAATCCTGTTTCTTTTTGCTTTACTATTACAGATTTCTTTTCACCATCATATCCTAATTCCAAACCCATTGACTGCAGTTTACTTTTACCAATTAATATTCTATCTTCTATTGGTAATATAGATTTTTCTAATTTAGATGCACTAGTATTTAAAGCCAAATCTATGTAAACTTGATTTACTTTGCTTTGTTCTTCAAGTCTTATTGCAGGGATTATTTCCTTTTCAAATTGAATTAATTTACCCTCTGCATCTGCTAGTTTTGTTTGTAATTCTTGAGCAGTTAATTCACTATTACTTATTAATTGCTTTCTGCCTTTTTCAAGTAAACTATCTACATTGTCAGTATCTTCAATAGTTACTCCAAGTATCTTAGCTATTTTCTTTTCAGCTACTTTTATAGCTCCTAATTTTTCTTTATCTGCTATTGCTTTGTAATTTGCTGGATTGTTTATTACGGATTCTTTTATTGAATCTTTGTAAGTGTCTGCAATTTCTTGTTGTTCTTCAGCCGTTCCACTTGTTGCCTTTGTAATTTGGTCTTCACTTAGACCTAATAGTTTTAAAAATTCCATTTGTTTTTTTTGTTTATGATTAAAAAATTATTTTTTAGCTGGTCTGCCTGATTTCTTTTTAGGTGTTATTGTTTCTTCTTTGGATTCTTTTATTGCATCTTCTATCGATTGATTCCTGTCTATGCCTCGTGTACCTTTAAAATGGTTGTCAAAACCAATAGGCTTTCTTTTTTCCAACTCTTCTAAAATATCATTAATAGGTTCTTCTGTAGTTTCAATAGGTGATTCTACTTCATCTAAATTGATGCCTTTAGTAGCTAAATATTCTCTTACTCCTTGCTCATCTAAGTACTCCCAATCATTTGTATTGAATTTTACAACCTTATCAAATTGAATTGTTTTAGGATAACTTACAATAGCTATCACATTTTTACGCTTGTCAAATAATACCTTTTCGTTTCCTTTGATTTCATCAACTTGGTTCGGATTTTCAAGTGTCTTTAATTTTCTTAATAGTTCTATCATTGTGTTTTATTTATGAGTTTTTTAAATATAACATTTTAAAAACAAAATGCAAATATTTTTTATAGTTTATAAAATTATATCAAAGTGCCATAAGCCTTATGAATGCAATTATAACCACCTCTATTACGGATAAATTCGCTTACTGTTTTAGTTGGTACTATCATACCTTGTCCGAAGCCTTTTGGGTCTTTATCTGCTTTATTGAGTAATAACAATAAATCCTCATTACTTATTTCAGCTTTGTAAGTGTCTATTATTTTTGTGCATATAGGTCTTGAACGCTCAATTAAAATGTTTGGAGTGTATATAATTCCATTTAATCCTAATTCATCGTAAATACCTGCGTTTAACTCACCAGTGTATTGATATAAACTATCCTGTGCGACTTGTTTAGTGTATTTGTATAAGTCGCCTGTATCATCTGTTGCATCAAAGTACTTTTCTAAATTAGCTTTTAACTCTAATACTGATACATTATTTTTTAATGAATTATATATTAAACTTTGCACTCGATTAACCACATTTACTTCATAACCTCCTGCCGTTAAACCCTCGTAAAATATTCCTGTATTGTTTAGTAGTTTATTCGTTACATTGGATGCAACTTTATTCCCTAACTCTTTATTGATTGTAATATCCTTACCTGCTACTCCCTTAGAATTATCTACAAACTTTAAAACATTTGCTTTGTAGTTTGTTTTAATTGTTGCTTGTATAACGTATTCTCTTATAAGATTAACTAAGTTGTCATTGTATTGAACTTGTCCATCTTTTACATCAATTTTACCTAATATCTTTTTGTAAACTTCATCGTAGACCTCGTTAAAATCCCCTACGATTG